GTGGGCGAGTAGCGAGAGGATGGCGTAGAGGGTCATGGTGTTGTCCTTACTTGGCTGCAGTCTGCTGGCCCGCCGTGTCTGACTGGGCAGGTTGCCCTGCGGTCTGTGCGCCAGGCGTGGGGTCGTAGGCGGTGAGCTTGACGCCCAGATCGGTGGCGAGCTTTTGCGCGTCGGCGTTGTAGCGGTATACCTCTGCGCTGTCGGACTTGCGGTTGACAATGTAGGTGGTCACTAGGCCTTTCCTCAGCCTACTTCTTGGCCTTGGCGGCCTTGGCGGCCTTCTCTTCGGCTTCCTCCTGTTCCAGGGCAGCTTGTTCCTGCTCAGTGGTCAGTTCGATGAAGAGTTCGTGTTTGGATTCGTCGAAGTCCTCTTCATTGATCACGAAGAAACCTTGCTCGTGATCGGGGGACTTGACTTTGACTGTGGGGCAGTGGCTCATGGTAGCTTCCTCTGTTGGTTGCAGAAAAGCCCTCCGCGAGGAAGGCCCTTCAACCACCCTCCAGTGATTAGCCGCCGATCAGAACCATCGAGTGGCGAGGAGCGATCATCTTGACACCCCAGGCCAGGCCGATTTCGAAGTGCACCTGACGGTACTGCTTGTACATCGCGACCTGATAGGTCAAGCCAGAGACCGGGTCAGTGATGTCCATCACGTCGGCAGCGGAGTCACCTCCAATTGGCATGCTGGGAGTACGGGTAGCAACCACCATGGACGATTTGCTGAACACCATGTTACGGGTAGTAGCACCGATCGTAGTGATGGCAGTAGCAGCGGCGGGGATCGCCTTGCGCAGACCAGGCTCAGCGATGACCAGGGCGGTGGAGGCACTAGCCACGTTGGCCACACCAGTTACGACCAAGTACTTCTCAGTGTCACCGGCGAAGGTGATGATGTCACCGGCGATGATGGTACCCGTACCAGCAGCCGCCGTTGGAATGTTGGTCGTACCGACCGCGAAACCGGCATTGGTAGTTGTGGCAGAACCGTTGTTGGTGCCGACAGTCACAGCAGTCTTCACGGCAGCACTAGAGCCGATGCCCACACCCAGGATGTCACCGACGATGCCCTTGCGGAGCATGGCGTCTGTGCCGGCTTCGTTCGCTTTGAACAGAACCGATTGCTTACCACGGATGTTGGCCAGTGCGGACGAACCCAGCACGGCGCGCAGGTCAGTCTGCGGTGCACCGTTGTCTTCCAGGATGCGGATGGCTTGGGCCATGTCCGACAGGTCATTGGCAGTGCCGAACGGAACCGCGTTGAAGGTACCATATGCACGGGAAGCGTACATCTGCAGAGCTGCCAGATCGGTTTCAACCATGTTGGTGATGGCACGCATACCCTGAGCGAAGCGCTGGGCCATGACGGACTCATACAGACCAGTCTCGCCAACCACGATCTGCTCGTCGCCGTTCCAGGCAATGGGGGCGGCGTACTGGTTGGAGATGGTCACCGCCACGTTACCAGGAGCAGCGCCGCCGGTATCGGGGGCGTAAGCACCAGGGGTGATGGAAACCGGGGTGATAGCACCGACCACAGGGACGTTCACGACCTGATTGATCGCAGCACGATCCATTCGGGAATCACGGGTGACGGCATTGATGAAGCCGACCTGTTCGCGAGAGACGATGTCAGCCGCGGCGTAGATGGTGGGAATCAGGTTGGTCAGGGTATTGGGCGATGCATACAGCATCATGCCCGTGGCACCCATATAACGGGTGACGGCTTCGTGGAGGGGTCGGAAAATGGATGCCAGTACGGCAGCCAGGAAAATGCGGATTCGAGACATGGTGTGGTCCTTCAAAGAGATGATTGAGAATTTTCTTCAGTCCTTTGACCATCCCGGTCGTACCAGTATTCGTCCCGAACACCATGGCTGATGGGTGGGATTATATTCCAATTTTCACCCGATGTAAAAACATCACCCAAAAGAAAAGGCCCGAAGGCCTTATCTAGATAATCGCGGTTGAGTATCAATCCACGATGGTGTGAGTCTTAACGGTGGCGGCCCGCTGAGCTGGGGACATGGCTTCGAAGGCTGCACGGGTGAGAGTCTTTCCGCCAGCACCTGAACCGCCAGAGCCACCAGCTCCACCGCCAGACGAACCCGCGGGGAACCAGTGGGGGGCAGACTCCTTCATGGACTCCAGCCACTCCACAGGGTTGAATGGGGACTTGCCGTCCTTGCCCAGAACGGGCATTCCGTCAGAGCCCAGCTGAACCGCATCACCATCGTCATTCAGTGTGAACAGGGCACGAGCACGAAGCAGTGCGTCATCCACAGCCACAGGATGCAGGCCGGCCTTGGCAGCTGCCGCACGGATGTGGTTGTCGAGGACGCGGGTTTGGAACTTCTTGGCGACCCCTGTGGCTGTCTCAGCCTGTTGCTTGGCAGCGTCCACCTGCTTCTGCAGCTCGGCATCACGCTTGGCCATGCGCTTGGCAATGACTTCATCAACCTTTCCGGCGGCGATCAAGGCGGCCTCTTCCTCGTTGTCGAACTTGGACAGCAGTGCCTTGGTGCGCACGGGGTCGATGCCCTCGTAGGGCTTCAGAGCGTCAGCCAGGGCCTGATCCCGCAGAGCCTTGGATTGCTTGTTGGTATTCCGTTCCTTTTCAAGAGCGGTCTTCAGGCCAGCGGTGTCTTCCACATCAACCTTGGTCAGGTCCACTTTGAAGGAATCACCATCTGGCGTGTACCAACCGCGTTGGGACTCCGGTAGGGCCGAGTGTCCGGCTTTGTCCAGAACAGGGGCGATGGCGAAGGCCATCATTCCAGTCCGGTGCATGTACCCTGTCAGGGCGGCGTAGATAATGGATCCGAAGGACCGACTTTTCATATAGAACTCCAATTACTCTTCAAGCAGTATCCCACTGCTCACGGGTTTGTCGGCATCACGCCGACGAAAGGATGCAACCTTAGGGACTTACTGCGGTGCAACCCACTGCAGGTTGCTGCCCGTTCTCAGGTCCGCCGATTACACGAGTCCTGCCCTCGTGAGAAATCCCGTCCGGCTTCCGGGTCGCTGAAGTCATTTGAGCCAAGCTACGATTCGGGCGATGGCGTGGATCAGAGATCCCGCCACGACCAAGACTGGGCCGAGTGGGTAATGGCCTGCCATCTGGATCACGCCCAGCAACAGAACCAGAACCCGCCTAACTGAATTTTCTTGTTCATGGTGATTCCTTACTTCTTCCTACGACTGAGCTCAGACTTGACCAAACTCCGAACCAGGGTGGTTCCAACGTCATGAGCACCGGTAGTAACCTTCATGGCCATCTTCAGGCTGGTGGAAGATAGTGTCTTCAAATGCGACTGTTGCTGAGCACCTGATGGATTCTTCTTGATGAAGTCGCGTACCAGCCCATGGGTCTTCTGGCTCAGCTTCTCATGTACCAGAGCGGAGCGACGGTCGGCATTCGCATGACGTATCCCGGGGCTTATGGCCCGTCCACCTGTCCATTGATTCTTACCCGTTGGATTTGCCATATTTTTTCTCCAGCTGTTGCAGAGTGAGTTGGTTTCCGTTATTGTCAACCAGTTGACGCAGCGTTATTTTACCCTCTCGGAACATGGTCGCACGGCCGACCCCCAATTGCTCGTTCTGTTGAGCCTCTGTTCGACGACCTAGGAAGGCATCGAAGGTGGTGTTCCTGTCGATCTGCCCTTCAGCCGATGAACGGGTCATGCCCTTGGTTTCCTTCAGCCCGTAGTCGGTCAGCGGGCGCATGATGCCCAGCATGACTGAGCGGCATCCCCAATGGAGGGGAGTCTGCTTGAATGGCAGGTTATGCCCGATGGGTTGTTTTTCCAGTGTCCACTTCAGCCCGGAGCGAGCCATGCACTGAGAGGTCGTATGGCCGTCTAGCGTGCTCAACTGGCGGTACCCCACATAGAGATCCGTATTCGCGTCTATAACGGCCATCCGTGCGTCTCCAGCGACCTGCATTATGGACGTGTGGACCAGTGCACGGCTATTCTTGGCTGCTAGGTCGGTGATTTGACCCACTCGACGGAAGATCTGGTCATTGGTCTCCCCCTGGGCGATTCCCTGACGGATAGCGTTGCCAAAGCGGAAGGCGGTGTCCATACTCTGACGCTTCCACCAGTTCGCACTCGGGGCTCCTTCGATCAGAAGGTCTTTGACCAGCGCATCGATGACCTTCTGGCTTGGAACCGTCGCTTGGAGCAGCACATCCACAGTGGAGGTGGGCCCGGACTTGACCAGGTACCCGGCCGCTTCTGCATTCGCGATGCTGGCTTCGTCCATGGCTACAGGAAGCACACGGTTGGAAGCGTCCCGCAGTGCTGCATACCGATGCCGACCATTCTCGAATCCCACCGAACCATCCGGGCCAACGATTACTGAGGACGCCTCGAAGGTTTGGTTATCCGTGATGAACTGCTTGACCCGGGCGTACCGTCCGTTGATTCCGCCTGCCCCATCAGGACCGACGTAGAAGGCCGAGTCCCGTTTGAAGGCCTCATCCAGCTTGGCCACGTCGATATTCACCAGCTTGTAGCCCAGCTTCTCATCGTACTTGGACAGCGTGACCGCCAGATTACCGACGGCCAGGGGCTCATAGGCTGCTACCACACCAGGGATCTGGGCGAGTGATGGGTTGAGCATCTTCTGGGCCTGCTGGAAGTACCGGTCTACAACTTGAGCGGTGTCCTTGAGCAGGGCGTTCAGTCGAGCCCGGCCGAATTCGGTCAGGTTGTCTTTGGACAGCTTGGCCACCACTTCGGACCGCATCTGCTCGATCAGGTCGACGATTCGTGTCTCGATAGAACGCGAATGCCGGATCAAGTCCAGCTGTAGTGAGATCGTTTTGTCGATCGCTTGAAGTTCTACCTTGTCCATCAGTCGTATCCTTGATATAGACCACAATTTGCGCACATGTGGCCCTCGGGGGTCAGCAGGAATAGCTGGTTGCCACAGTCACATGAACGAACCAGCTGCCCAACATCCGGACTGAAGGCGAAGGCCCAGTGACCCTTCATGGATTTGCAGTTGGGACATTCCAGGTCAATGGTTCCAGTGGGTGCCACTGCCGTCCATCGATGATCGCAGGCAATACAGAAGGCCTCCCCGCAGGCGGTCTGCACTTCAGGTTTGCGACGCTTGAATTCAATAACAGACACGAACCACTCCGAAGATTCGGTTGATCATGAACTTCCCGTTCTGAATTACCAGGGAGTCGTTGGAATCGCGGACCATCACATCGACGAAACCCTCCTCCTCATTGGCATAGACACAGTCCTGCAAGATTTGCTCGTTCAGGTAGACCACGGCATGACGAGATACGGGGTCGTAGTCGATGTGCCTGGAGTCAGACGAGAGCTTCATGCTATCCCTTCCCGGGTTTTGAGAGAATCATGCATTTGCTTGGTCAGGAGATGGAAGATCGGGGCGGCATTTGCATGTGGCATCTGTAGCACCTGATCCAGCGTGATAGGACTACCGTCGATCGTAGCCAGCCGATGGGCCAGAATCGCCATGGAGAGGATGCCGGAGTTCCCGACGGCGAAAGCTGCGGCCATGTCCATGACCCGGATGGTACCGACCCGGCAGAACTCCCCAGAAGGGAGTACGATCTCGGTCATACCTGCTCCTGTGGCAGTCCCGTGGCGGGGTCGATCGGCAGGCCTGTTGCCGGGTCCACAGTAGGCATGGCACCCATCTGTGGCATACCCTCGGCAATCTCTGTGGCCTCGTCCTCGAAGGTCTTGCTGTCGTCGATAATCTCTCCGGCCTTCAGATTGTCGAATAGTGTCTGCTGGCTGATGGCCCCGGACTGCCAAGCAGCAACCAGGGCTCCCAGGTCCTGAGCAGACATGGAAGTGGGCAAGAAGTCACGGTTGAGCTGGTACGTGACCTTTCCATCCTGACCCTCCCACCACGTGAACCAGTTGAGTGCCTGCTCCAGTCCCTGACTGATGTTCTGGGCGATGGAGGCCAAGACGGATTCCTCCCCAGACTGACGACGGGCCACAGTCTCAGCAGCTTCTGTCTGCCCACCTGCCCGACTACCCTCAAGCATACGAGCACCCAGGACAGCCATCTCCTTCTTCTTGTCTTCCAGGTTCGTGCGCAGAGCTTCGAATTTGGAGGACACTTCGACGTAATAGGCCTTGGCATTGGGGGAACCAAGCGCATTGGCCACGTTGCCACCAATGGAGATCTCCTTGTCGCTGTCCTCCATCCCTGAGATGAACATAGT